GTCTTCAATCACATAGGGATCAACTGCTGGATCTTTCATGCCTGTTGGGAGAGCCATGTCGAATGCTAAACCTGTGTAATGCATTGACTTTTTGGAACGAGCGGCTCCTGCTTTAGAAGCAAGACCTCTTCTACCACCTGCCGATGTAATAATGCCACCAAGTGAGTGAACTTCTTCGTAAAGAGCATTGTATGCTTCACCAGCATCTGACCGGAGTGTTACACGGGTATATCCATCTCTTCCTGGAAACTTATCTGCTGGGCATTTTACCCAACTTAGTTTTTCTGTTGGTGGAACTAATTCTTCACTTTGATCATCTTCACCGACTAAATCATGCCCCTTTGCCTCTAGAAGCTTGTTTAGAGCCCCGATAGTTCCTCTGCCGGCAAGACCATCGACTGTGAGGTTTTCGGCTGTCTGGAAGGCTTTTACGGCTTTTTCTGTAGCTGGCCCAAAAGCTCCATCACAGCTTCCTAACTCATAGCCAAGAGCTTCAAGTCCTTCCTGTAATTCAACGACTTGATGCCCCGATGATCCCTTCTTTAATAACATTTTATGTTCCCTTGATTAAATTCCATAGAGTTAAGGCTAATGAGCCGATAATTGCTGCGGCAGCAGTCCAACCTACTTTTACTATTCCAGCCTTCCACTCTTTTAGTTCTTTCACTTCTTGTTCTAATTTAACAATCTTTTCGTGATCTTTAACCTTTTGTTCAACATCTTTTAGACGAGTGTAAATGCCTTGATCTGGATTATAGATGGCTTCTTTAATCTTTATAATGTCATGGCTCATCTCGTCTTGTTTGTCCTTTACAGCAGTAATCATATCTTCTATTCTCTGTAATTGCCCTTTAAATTCTGTAAACTCAACTGCTGTGTCTATTGTTGAACTAAATTGTTTTCTATCATCGGGCATGTTTTATTCCTCGTAAGTTAAATAGTTTAGTACTGCTCAGTTTCCTTGTAGCCCTGAATAAGAAAACGATGTTCTGTTAAGTCAGTTAAGTCGTCTCTACAAGTAACCTCAAACCTATCGTTATTATCGCCAATCAATCTAATCTGTTGACCAGAGTTGGCAAAAGTCCAACGAACACCAGCATAACAAGTGCTGCCGCCGTTTACTTTGTTTTTTACATCAAGGTCGTAGCAATAAGCAGCCCAATCAGTTAGTTTTGTAATTGGGTCAGCATCTGTGAAATCGTCTGTGCCGCCGTTGATTACTCTAACTTGAATACCGTTTGCTAATTCAGCAATACCAGCATACTGGTCAATGTTGGTTGCCGAACCTGTGTTTAGAATGTTTACAAGCATTCTGTGGATTCTCCAAATCTCACCGGCTGGTGGTTGAACATAAAAACTACCTGTGTTTGTTGAATAGTCGCCATTAGCATTATTTGTCTCTGATGCTGAACCGCTTAATCTCAAGTATTTATTTACAATCTTTCCCTGTGGTCCAGATCTATTTGTTTGTGAAGGTGATACTTTGTAAGAAAGTCCTGATGATCCCATTTATTTTACTCTCAATTGGTATAATAAATAGAAAGGCACAGGATAAAAAACCCTATGCCTTTCCACCGCTTAGATGCTGTAAAGTGGCTAGATTAAATCACAGCCTTGTGGTCCGCAGGCTATTTCACCTGATAAATCAGTGTTGTCCTCTGCCTCATAAACATTATTTAGATCAACTTTAGTCAATGACTGAAGCATAACCTCATAAGTTTCTTTAGAACAATCCTCAAATGGTGCCTGATCGTAATTGCCACCATCGTAAGGTAGGACTGAAAGACCGTTGTAAACATCGCGGTTTTCCCACATCCACTCTCCAACATCTGCCCACTCGGATTCACGAATGCTTACAGTTGCAGAAACATTGTGAGTGTTTTGACCTTTTCTATGACCTTTGCGAACCCACTCGTTTGAGACCTTCGCCACTCGTTTGAGCATGGACATGGCGGATTCTGTTCGGTAAATTGCTCCTTCGGGTGCTTTCTGTGGGATAGAAATGACAGCAGTGTCATGGGGTCGAAAGTATTCATCTTCAATTAGCTCCTCATGTGCCAGTGATAAGTAATTGTAAATTGCTTCATTCTTACCGACACGAATGCGACGAATGTAGTAATCATTATGCCAAGCATGGATGCCTGAAGAAGTGCCTAGTGTTAGTGAGGTTGTGCCTGCTGGCTTTACACAAGTAGTTCTTGCTGCCTCACGAATACCAATTAGATTTGCAACACGACTATTCTCTTCCTTGACTGCCTTAGCGGCTGCTTCCATGTCTAAGTTGAGAACAGCACCAGACCCGATTCCTGTCATCGAGACGCCGATGAGAGCGTCTTTTTCGGTGTTTCTACGCCATACATCACGGAGGTAGTGAAAGTCCGTGTAACCGGCTTGTAGGGTGCCTAGAAAGGCTGCTGCCTTAACACGGGCTTCGTACTCTTCCTGACTGTCCAAATCTGAAGCATTTACCTCTGTTAGATTACAGAACTGATAAGGACGAAGGGCAATCTCGCAGCAAGGGTTGGTTCCCCAATCCTTATCATTTGATAGGTAAATTCCTGGTTCACCTGAACCTGACTTCTTAATACGATCCCAAAGTGACATAAAGTATTCTTTATCGACCTTGTGTCGTAGAATCACTGCGGAGTTATTGGCTCGACCTCGCTGTGGATTTGCCTCCCACCAGTTGCCTGACTTTGCTGCAATCATTTCATCATCATCTGCTGAGAAGAGTGAAATAAGTGCTGCACGACGAATACCACCAGCCAAAACAGCATCAGCGATGTGGCAAACAATGTCATGAACTTCAATTGGCTCTAGCTTGTCACCATCAGCTTTTTCTGCCAAAACACCTTCAACCTTTACTAGACACTCGCGAAGTGGCTGTGGTCCTGGTGCCTTACCACCAGAGGTTACAAGACGAGCACCCTTTGGACGAATATCACTAAAATCAAAACGAAGCTTTGATGTGCCCTTAAAATAGGAGTGAACAAGAGCCTTTACAGCATCAGCCCAACCTTCAATAGAATCAGATACTAAGAAGCGACGAGTTCGCTTTGGGTTTGGCTTACGAATTTCTGGTAGCTTTTCAACATGGTGTGACTGAACAGAAAAGCCAACACCAGTTCCACCTAATAGAAGGAACATGCACTCTGCAAAAGCATCAGCATGGTCTATCGGCATGTAAGCACAGTTATAAACACGATTTGGGGCAACCTCAATTGGTTTACCAGCAAACTGCATTGATCTCATTGAAGGCAAAACCTTCTTTGGTATGACAAAGTTGTCATAGATTTGTGTAATTTCTTCTTTCAACTCTGGGTATTTCTTAATGTGCATGTCTTTATTTCGTGTGCAAAGCTCTACCCAACTCTCCCTTCGCTGCTGCTCTGGAAGGTACTTTGCATACTTCATGTGTACGGTAATATCTGATAAAATTTCTGATGCTATTTGCATTATTTGTCTCCTTTGTTTTTCATAAGCTTTTCATATCTTTCTCGCAAATATTCTTTTTGATCTTTTGCTGGATCCTTTTTATTTTTTACTTCGTCGATTGAGACTTTTTTGTGTACATTAATATACACCTTGCTCGTATCCATGTCGATAGGATAAACCAAACCATCTGGACCAAAACGATTTTTTGCTACAAAGAATCTTCCCGTATTCTCATTCTTGTCATCAGCGGTACGGGATAGAGTAAATATGAGGTCCGCTACAAAACACTTTGAAAAAGCTTCAGAAATTGACTCCGCTGATACTAATTCTGCGTTATAACCAGACCTATTCGTTTGACTGCAAGTCCACAAGGGGCATTCAAATTCTTTTGCAATGCCACGAAGTTCCTCATAAATTGACTCCAAATCATGCCGTTTTTCACTATAAGATTTCTTAGGCTTCAGAAGGTCGGCATAATCAACTAGAATCATGTCAACGTCAGTTCCTAAGTTTCTTAATTTTTCAAGGTGTGAACGAATTGTGTTAGGAGAAGCTGACTTAGTTGGATATTCTTTTACAATCAAAGAACCCTCTACTTCCTGAACTACTTCAAGAATCTTTTCTTTGTTATCATTTAGATAAGCAAGAGGGATTCCAGTAATACAACTATCATAGCGCCTAGCAATAACAGTATCTCCAAGCTCTAGAGTATAGTGTACTACAGTCAGACCATTCTTAACTGCCTGTGCCCCCAAGTGAACTAGAACGTGGCTCTTACCTGCTCCTGTGGCTGCAATAGCAACACCAAGTTCACCCTTGCCAATTCCACCTTGTGTAATGTTATCAAACTCTGACCACCCTGTAGAAACTGGATCTCTGGCTTTAAGTAAGAACCTCTTTTCGAAGTCTTTCAAATAATCATAACCAGAATCATTAGTTCCACCCAACTTGAGGGCTGTATTAATGACATCAGCAATCTCATCAAATGATGAACTACGAAGCAAATCTACAGACTTAATAATAGCTGCCTTAAGCTTTTGCTTCCTGCAAAAGTCAAGAGAAGCATCTTTAATAAAGTCGGAACCCTCGGTATCTTGGTTAGCATGTACGCGAACCATAAAGTCCTTCATTTGTTTAAAAAGGACTTCATCATGTTTGGTCTGTTCTGATAAGAGAACAGAAGCCATTGTGTTTAATGAGGGATGAACCTTATAGTTCTCCTTGTAATCATAAAGCATCTCAACGAATGCTTGTAGGTAGTTTACGTCAAAAAAGGAGAAGTCTAATACTTCTCCAATCTGATCTGCAAACGCTCTATCTAGAAAAATAAGTTTTACTAGATTCTCTTGAAACTTAACTCCAAACTTGGAAAAGTTTTCTACGTCATTTTGGTACATTTTAACCCCTGTGAATCTTATTTAAACTTGAAAACAAGTCATCCCAATTCATTTCACCAAAACCATCTTCAATCATCATTTTACGAATATTGGTTTTGGAAAACTCCTTTGGATAATTTTTGATATGTTCTTTAATAATTG